AACCATTAAATTAAAAAAAATAAAGAATTTAATATTTATGAATTCAAAAAACATATTGAATTTTTAATTGAGCATTTTTTGGAATTTGAAAAAGATTATTGTGTTGAATTTTTGAACTGGCATAAATATGAGCATTATTCAGCATTTAACGCAACTAGAAATCCAAAGAATAACAAATTTACATTTCATTGGAAAAGTGAAAGTGATAATTATATAGAATATACCTCAGAAGAATTATTTGAGAAATTCTTAAAAAGAAATTAAATTAGCAAACAAACAACTTAAAAACAAAACAATATGTATCAAGTTCACATCAAAGAAGGCATCAACGCCGAAGTTCGTAACTACGAATCACTATCAATGGCTAACCGCTATGTGTTAGACAAAGCAAATGAAATGAGTTTGGATTATGGCTATGATGCCGATGGATGGGCATTCGCTCACGATGGTAACGAAGGCCCTTGCTCAACTGAAATCTTCATCTTTCAAATTATTTAAGTTATGGGAAAGTTGCATTATCAAAAGGTCGAATTGTACGGCACTGATTTGAGCCAATTCGAAAAGGAAAGAAATACGTTAACCTCTGGTGTGTTTGTCTTAACGCAAAATGAAACATTGGCAATTAAAACATTATTGACCAATTGGATTAACGCACGTCAAGATGACAACTATAAGTTATCAAAGGTCGATTTCTGCATCAATATAGATGAGGCAAAGCAATTAATCGAAAAACTAAAAAGCAGTATTAGTTATGAAAAATGTTGATCTAAGCTACCCACGCAAGTACATCTGTGTGATGTCATCAAGCCTACCAAGTGAGCAGTTAGACTTTAATGCAATCGCTCAGCACATAGCTGAGAATACCAACCGCAAACCATTCGAACGTATGGAAGCTCTTTTAACTGAAAAAACTTATAAGCGATGATTGAATGGGTTGCACTGGATGAATCAGACCTTAAAAACCGTATGAATGCGCTTAATGTCAAAGGTCATTTGAATTATGAATCCCATTACTTCATTAACTCAATCAATGGACAATTTGATGAGTGGATGAAGGAGCTGGATGCAATCTATTTTAAGCATTCGTCAAAAAAAGAATCATATCGAATTTGGTACAATGCAAATGAGCAATTGATGAAGCTTCAAGGAATCAAAGGCAATGGCAGCTCAACAGTAAAAATAACGGAAAAGTTTATGCCTCCGCAATTATTAGAGGTGTATAATGAACTAAAAAAAGTAAAAACAATTCAAAAATCAATATGATGAAAACAAGTAAAATCAAGTCCATTCAAAACAATGGCACCTGGAAAGACCTCTTTAAATTCGAGGTTGAAATGGAAAATGGAGACGTTGGCGGTTGTTTCGCCAAGACTCAGGATCCTCCCTTCAAAGTTGGAGATGAGAAAAGTTACGAGTACACGCAGAACGGAAGGTACTGGAACATTAAATGGGCAAAGGATGAGAAACCTGCTTGGAATGGTGGAGGTGCTGCAAAGTCATTTGGTAAGTCACCCGAGGATAAAGCTGATATCGCAAGAGCAGTAGCCTTAAAGGCCGCAGTTGATCTACACAAAGGTGAAGGCGAACCAATCAACCAACAGATTGGAATGATATGCGCCACTGCTCAGGCATTTGAAATCTATTTGACCACAGGTGAAAATCCATACAAAGACGCTATCCACGATGGTAAATCTAACAACAGTGATGACCTCCCTTTCTAGGGGGGGTTATCAACTTTGATAGCCCGAAAGAATTATTTAACTATTTAAGAAAATACATATGAAATTTAGAACCTTAATACGAACTCACTACCCAAGTACTTACGAATTTGCTAAGGCAATGGGAGTGACTTGGCCAACTGGCAGGAAGTACGAAACGTACCCAATCACAATGAGTATCCATCACATTGATAAGTTATCCAAGTTGATTGGAGTTGACAAATGCGAGTTGATCTCATTGGCAGTAGCTGAAAACGAAAATGAACACGAATGCGTTAAATACTGCGAAGGATGAATACAACAATACTAAACGCAATAACCGCAATCGAAAGGCAACTTGCTGAACTACGTGAATTGATTGTAACTACATCGAAAGAACTTGAAGAAATGGAAAGTATGAAGAAGGTAGATGAGATTCTTTATCAAACGTGCAGTGATTTGATGGATGTCAGCGAGAGTGATATTAAAAGTCGCACACGCAAAAGAGCTGTTGTTGATGCACGTGCTATCTGTATTGCATTCACTTACTTTGCTGAAAATCATAAAACGCTTAAATGTATTGGAGATTCTTTTGGATTAGACCACGCAACGGTTCTACATTCAGTAAAAAAATGCTGTAATCTTTACACCATAGATCCTCAATTCAAATACTTAGTTAATGATTTTATCTTGGCATTTGAAAATAATGGTTATAATTGCAAAACAACTAAACAACGCTTAACAGATGGACATCAATACTTTAAACTCAAAGGTACTATTACTCGAAGAAAGAATAGCGAACTTGGAGAATCAGTTGAACAATCAACAAACAAAATCGAAAGAATGTCGTTTCATTGCGCCATCACTTGAAAATGTAGCAGACTACTTTCTTGAAAGAATGCCCAATGCCAACTCAGAGGATGCGCTTCATTTTGCAGATGTCTTCATATCGCATTACACCAATACAGGTTGGAAGTATGGCAAAAACAAGATGAAAGACTGGAAGGCAGCGGTTCGCTCAGCTTGGGATTTAAGTAAATTTGTAACAACTAAAAACAATCACAATGACACAATTGGTCGTATACAACGAAACAGCCTACACGAGTGGGTTAACGCATAACGAAAAGGCATATATCACAAGTCTTGAATCATCAAAGATTTGCGATATAACGCTATCAATTTTTAAGCAATCCATTGCATACGGGATAGTCCTTTATGGCATCAAGAATTTACCCTCAGATGAGGAAACGAATCTGTTATACGTGACAATGCAGACGCATTACCCATACCTAACCACAGGCGAAATGGCATTGGCCTTCCAACTCAATGCAGTTGGTCAAGAATGGACACGTATCGAATCATTTAATATGATGTCGGTTGCGTTCCTTTCCGATGTCTTAAAATCTTACAATGAGTTCAAGATGAAAACGAATCTGGCACTTGATAAAAAGAAGGCAAAGATAGAGCTTCCATCCAATACAAGTGATGAGCCAGTAGATTGGAAAGAAACATTTAACGAGGACATTAGGTTGTGGAAAGAAAACAAAAGAGACTTTGTTCTGATGTTAGCACCTATGAAAGTCCGCACCTTCTATGATAAGAAAATTATCAGAGATGATATGTGGTCAGATGAGGACTGGAAGAAATGGCAATTCATGGCATACAAAAAGACGCTTGACGCTCAATCAATCAGTGCATACAAGGCAAAGAGACTTGATAAGATGAGTCGTCAAAAGTTCAAAGATGATTATCAATGTGAATTGTCAAGGCTCATCTACTCAGATATTATGGATAGTCATATTTTGCAACAAAACATAAAGGATGGGTTATGAGGCACGGCTCATTGTTTAGCGGAATTGGTGGCTTTGATTTAGCTGCCGAATGGATGGGATGGGAAAACGTGTTTCATTGCGAATGGATGCCTTTTCCACGCCAAGTATTACATTATCATTTTCCAAAATCATTAAGTTATGAAGACATCACAAAGACAGATTTCACTATTCACAGAGGATCCATTGACATTCTCACCGGTGGATTCCCCTGCCAACCATATTCCTCAGCAGGAAAGAGACTTGGGAAGGAGGACGATCGACACCTCTGGCCGCATATGCTCCGAGCAATTCAAGAGATTGAACCAACCTACGTTGTGGGCGAAAACGTTCGTGGACTTACTAATTGGAACGGGGGAGTGGTCTTCGAGGAAGTGTGTCTTGACTTGGAAAGTTGTGGGTACGAAGTACAACCGATACTATTGCCAGCTTGTTCCGTTGGTGCGCCACACAGAAGAGACCGAGTTTGGTTTATTGCCTACTCAAACAAAATTTCAAGGCAATCAATGGGAATCTGCAAAAATGAGAATATTGAACAACAGAAAAAGGAAAAGCGGAGTACCAATAGGCACCAGTTTCACATGGTATTTAACGGAAATTCATTTGAAATCTGGTCGGATAGAAGACAGAAGTTTATTTGCGAATCCCCGCTTGTCAGCGACATTGATGGGCTTTCCAATAGATTGGACGGAATTACCTTTTCAAAATGGGTAAATCAATCTAATGGAGCATATGGAAACGCAATAGTTCCTCAGGTAGCTTATGAGATTTTCAAAGTAATAAACCAAATGCACTATGATACAATTTCACGATAAGCAAAAAGAGGCACTCTCCTATCTTGCGATTGACAATGAATGTCGACAATTACTATATGGCGGAAGTGCTGGTTCTGGAAAATCTTTTTTAGGCTGCGATTGGCAAATCAAAAGGCGGTTAAAGTATCCTGGCACACGTGGTTTAATAGGCCGTGCTGAACTTAAAAAGTTGCGACTATCCACACTCGCTACGTTCTTTGAATTGTGTACCAAATACAATCTAATCGCAGGAAAACATTTCACGTACAATGGTCAAGACCACGTAATCAATTGGTACAATGGCTCACAGATTATATTGATGGATTTAGCGGATATGCCATCAGACGCAGATTTTTCAAGATTTGGATCACTTGAAATCACAGACTACTTTGTTGACGAGGCTAGTGAGGTGAGCGAAAAATGTATCAATATCTTAAATTCACGTGTCCGCTATAAACTAATCAATGACAATCCAAAAGGACTGCTAACTTGCAATCCCCATAAAGGTTGGCTATACAGAGAGTTCTTTGATGCGCAGCGTAATAACTCAATAAGGAAAGATAGACGATTTATTCAGGCACTACCTACCGATAACCCACACATCTCTCCAGTGTACATCGAATCATTACAGATGTTGCCCGACATTGACCGCAAAAGACTTTTAGAAGGTGATTGGGATTATGATGAAACCAAAGACCGCTTATATGAATACGATGATTTGTTAAGATGCTTTCGACCATCCACTACTTTGGGAGACAAATTCATCACTGCCGACATCGCACGGATGGGAGACGATAGGACAGTGATTGTGGTGTGGAATGGAATGCACGCTGAAAAGTTTGTTGTATTGAAACACAAACCTATCAATGAAGTTGTGGACACCATCAATGACCTAATCAAAAATCACTCTGTAAGACTTTCTAACGTACTGGTTGATGAAGATGGAATAGGTGGGGGAGTGGTTGACTTTATCAGGTGCAAAGGATTCCTAAACGGATCAAAAGCGGTGCGTGACAATTATATGAATCTTAAATCCGATTGTTATTTCAAACTTGGCGAATTGATAAGTAGTAACGCTATCACATTTGAGTCAACTCACAAAGACACCATTGTCAAAGAACTTGAAATGATTAGACGTGAAAAGATTGATAGTGATGGAAAGTTAAGAGTCACCAACAAAGAAGACCTTAAAAAGAGACACGGAATCTCTCCCGACTTTGCTGACGCTATAATGATGAGGGCGTTTTATGAACTCAAAAAGAATTTTGGAAAGTACGCTTTCGCTTAAAATTTATTTATATATTTGTGAAAATTAAACAACTAAACAAACATGAAAACAAAAGAAGAAATAGAACAAAAGTTGAAACTGAGATTGGAACAAAGTACAAGATAGAGCAATACACTGCCGACCACTTAGTTCAGAAGTAAAAGAACTTCTGGAAAAACATAGGACATTACATGATATTGATGATGCAGACGAATGGGAGCAGTCTCGTTTATATATTGGTATGCGAAATGCGAAAATAGATGCATTTTCTTGGGTGCTGTCACAGCATTGCACCTAACGTTTTGCAGCTAAACGCAGTAAATTACTTTAAATAACAGAACAATGAGATTAGATGTAAATAACTTTGAAAACTACACAGCCGATGAATACCGTGATAATTTATTGCGTTTAGGTGCTGTTAGCCACAGTTCTTTAGTTGGCAAAACAGTTTATTATTCGCAAAAAGCATACGGTGAACATAAGGTTGTGAAATGGGATGAAGATAGAGCCGAGTTCTTATTGGATTTAGATGGTCAAAAGTTTTGGTCAAATCCATTCAGGATTCAGAATTGTGGCTAACATCGGAATACACGAAACTAATAAAAATAAATAAAATGAAAACAGAAATTACTCAAGATGAGTTAGAAAAACTAAAGGTGTTGAACCTACTAATGTGGTTACAAGCTTCACTCTATGCAGCGGATGAGTGCGAAACTGTCAAATGGTTCTACAATCATCAGACAAAGATGTTGATGAAGCGACTCAATGAGTCCATTCAACGTGAACACGGCAAGACAATAACTGAACTTTGGAATGTTGATGGTGCTATACTACCGGACATTACTCGGCAGTTGGATGATTTTACGTATGAAATGGCGACTTATGGCTATTGGATGCTTCCCGAATTGACCAAATTAATTCAGAACGCTAAAGAAGAAAGTGAAAAAGTGGAGGTGACAAATGAGAAAGAAGTGCTTTAGTTGCAATCGCAAGTTCCCTTTGTTCTTTTTCTCAAAGGACAAGATGAAATATCAAAGGCCAAGTGACCATAAGAGGGTGAAGTGTTGCAGATTTTGCAACTACTTAAAATGGAGTAAAGATGGCGAAGGTTGGTTCTTTGATTATTCACAAGGGAAATTCACGAAAGAAATATTTAATTCAAAAATTGACGTATTAAAACGAGTATTACAATGAATATAACACACGATTTCGACAACTGCCAAAGTGATGTCTATAAAGAAGTAATCACTGACCTTATCTCACGTGAGAAAATGGGCAGGATTAAGTATGGAACAACTGTGGATAAGGCGAATCTATCCGAAAAGGAATGGATGCAACACGCTTATGAAGAGGCTCTTGATTTTGCTATCTACTTAAAACGAATGATGTCAAAAAAATGACGTTAGCACCGGATATCAAAAGAGTGGCATTGCGCCACTTTTTTTTTGCCCTTAATTGTTCAGTTAATTGTGCATTTAATCCCTCATTTTGCTGCTCTAATTGCTCAATAAATCGGACATTAAACGCATTCATTTGAGTTAACGCCTTGATTTCTGCACGTTGATTTTCATTTAGATCAATGTAGTAATCCAATGACATCACACCCAATACAACTAATCGTCTTTCAATGCTCAAAGAATCCAGCTTTCTCCAGTTCAATGAGTCGTTGTATAGCTTTTGAGTATGCGCTATCGATGGCAGTACTATCAAGCATATAAATAGTATCAATGTCCTTTTCATAAATCTTTTTAAGTTTGATTCTTTCAATGGTTAACGTATCAATCTTGCGCTGATATTTTGTGATTGTGTCCGAGTGGGTTACATTTTGTACCCTACTGGGTTTAGGTTGGCACAATAGCACACCAATGGCAATGCCGATGCTAATAGATGCGGCCTTGATTAATACGATAGTTTTTAACGTGAAACTCTTTTGCATTTCCTCTTGTAATTATTGCAAATCCGTGATTGTATTTCGAGTAAGGATTGTAATCGGGTGACAATTCAGAAAGGCATCCGACACCCCAACACGTTATGACCTTTCCATTAACATCACGCTCGGTATGTTCAGCAGTTTGGTGATGATGTCCGCACATCGCATTCGCTTTTGTCTTTAAGAATAACCCTCTCGCCACGTTTACCGATGGGATAAATTGCTTTCCAAATTCGTGTCCGTGAAATATAGACAACCCTCCTACATTTAACTTGTTCTTTCCTTCAACCCATTGGATATTGTACTTATCAAGATGGCACAATGAAGCAAAATCAAAGGCATCGATATCAAATAACTCAGGTGCCTTCACTCGCATATATCTCCAGTAGCGTTCTTCGTGGTTGCCTTCTTTGTAAATGATTTCAGCGTTTGGAAATGTCTGCCTCAATTCATAGACAAAAGTCCTCATTGCATACAACTCATCTTTGAACTTGCGCTTCTTTGGGTCTTTCACAAAGTCACTTATCATATGACAATCCAATGCGTCACCATTCAATATAACTGTATCAACGTTCTCATCTAATCCAGTTTGTATGGCTACTGAAATTGCATCGATATCGTGGTATGGGATGTGAATGTCTGATAGGACTAATATCTTTTTTCCTTTGATATCAATGTGCCTCCGACCCTTTGCATATGACTTCGGCAACTTGAATGGATTGCGTGGCCTTTCTTCAGAAACAATAAGTGATTTGTCCTTCATAATTTTTTTATAGGCATCACCTTTCTTACCTTCAATCCTGCGCAATGCATCTCGTGCATCTTCAACACCCAGGAACGTTTCAAAGTGTTCTTTAGATAGTTTCTTCGCTAATGTAAGCGTTGGTGTGTTGGGAAAACGCTCACGCACTTCACGTGCGATTTTTGTTTTTTGACTTTCTGCCATATATTTTAGAATGGTTGGTATACTGTCCTACCACCACTCTTGACCGCACGTAAAATCTGACCTCTGTTCCCTTCCTTGTTGTAAGATACGTGAACCCAAGATGGTGCATTCTCACTTCCGAACTCCCATATAAGTTGGTCAAATGTACAATTTTTTCTTATGTAATCAAATATATCTTTGTTATTTATGCCACCGTGAATATCCCCATCAATATCCAATGCCTTCCCATCCATATGTTGGCTTGACTTACTACCACCAATTCGTGTATTAAGTTCCACACTTCTGAACCCTGATGAGATACCAATTGGTTTACCGAAATGCTCACGCACTTTGTCGAAAATATTGGTGCATACAAGCTTTAAGTTACCCAATTGTTCTGCATTTGGAACATTGCCAATGCGTAATGCATTCGCTTGGTTGCTATGCGTCACCTCTTTATAGCTGACATACTTACTTATCTTTTCCATCTGTCATTGCATCGGTTATATCTTCGCTTTTTCTTCCAATGATTGTCTTAATCTTACTCCACAAATCTTTTCCAGTTACAGCTTCAATTGATTCAATGATTGATTTGAATTCAATGATTGCAACTACTGTGGCTATCAACTTTGTGATGGGGATAAGTTGCTCAATGATGTAGGTCTCAATCAAGAATCCACTCACAATCGCCACTTGATACAATAGCATTTTTGTAATCGTATCACTCATCCGTCTTGAGCGAATTCTTTGTCCTAATTTCAACGCTTTCCAAATACCCACAACCATATCCATTGCCACCAAAAAACCAATGGTAATCATCAGTTCTTTGATGGGTAGAAACACGGTTGCAATTCCCAATAGCCACAACTTCACTTTCATCTTTTCTCTTGTTTTTTGAGATATTGTTTCAATAGCTTTTCATATTCCTTCCTCTTTAGTACGATGGAGGGAGAAAGTCTTTTATTGACCACTTGTTGCGCCATTCTTTATATGAATTGGTTATTAAAAAATTACTCTTGCCGTAAGGGTTACGATCGGGGAAGATATTATTATCAGTGTTGTTGGTGTATTCAGGGAATAAGGTTGAATTAAAACACAAATAATCAACCATTCGTTTAGTGTACCATCTTGCGTTCTGACGTGCTGCCTCTTTAAGTGACTCCATTTCGGGTTTAGTGACTGGAGTTGTGTCCTCACTTTGTCTGCTTACCAAGTTTCCATTGTCGTGTTTGTACAATAATGATGGATAAAGTTCCACCATTGTCCACCACAACACCACCTTTAACACGTATTCGTTGAGCAATGTTTCGTAATCACCCGACAACGTGCCACCTGCAACATCAGCCTTCAATTTGACGGTCAAATTTGTCCCCAAAAAGTTGGTCAAATACTTATCTTGAGCAAGATAAATGGCAGGTCTGATAAGGTTGGGATCAACTGCATCAGTTAACGGAGTGAACTTCTTTATATAATCCTCATTGATGAGTAGAATTTCTTGTGGTATTGGCATCTTTTTAAGTTTTTATTATCCGTATTTAAGTGAACCCCTTGAAGGTGTATTGATTGGTGCAGTACCTTCAACTCCTTTCTTTGGAACGAATGGGTTATTACCTACACGCTTGTCATTTTCAAGACCTTCATTTGGTAAAATCCTTCCTTTGCTATCTCTTTTGCGCATATAAATTTGACGCTTCCAAAAATGATGACAAAATGCACCACCTTTGTACACAAATATATCGTAAGTGCTACGGCCAGTAGGTGCGAAATCTCCATTAACACCTTTATCACTCATATTATTTATGTCCTCATATCTAAACACCGCACCTGCCACTGACATTGCGACCATCTCAACACAAAATTCACGTGAGTTAGCAGATAAATTTTGAGAATATGCATAACGTAATTTATACAATCCTGCATCTCCCCATTGTGATTTATCTCCTCCATTTGCATCAGACATTGATGGCATTTTATTGAATAGTTGTGAGGTGTAATTCAATTCATTCTCAGGATCAAGTACATCTTCTTCACTAATCAATTCCCATTCCTCTTTGTCTATGTATTCAGCTTTCGACTTTAACTCATCAATGAAGATTCTCCCCTCTTCATCTGTGAAATCATTTGATGATTGGCACACGTGCGCTGACTGCTCAACGTTTACACGTTCTACAATGCGTTTTGCCCAATCTCTACCTGCATCTCCACCCCATAACTGCCAAGCTATTCGTCCTGCAGTTGGAAAACCATCTTCACCTTGATTCCATCCAGTAGCTTCTTTGTCTACTTCGTGCCTTGAAAAGTAACTATTCATCCTTTGAACTGTATCAAAGGACAAATTGCGCTTATTACTTATATCTCTTGCTCTCGCTACTCCGACCTCAGTACCACCCCTTCCGTATTCCTCTCGCCACTTCAAACCTAACTCAGCTTCATCTGCCATTTCATCGGTTGGTGCATAGCTCTCATCTGCTTCAAAAACGTGCGTGTGTTCACACTTAACTTTTTTTTTTACTGCTGACTGCTGCGCTTCAACTGGTGTAGGCTCTAAAATCTCATTTGAAATAATCTTTGGAGTTGCTACCACATTGGATGCTTCACAAATGATGGATATACCATCCTCAATCAATCTTTGGAAAGGCTCAATAACTTGTTTTTGAAATATGAATAAAGCAGTTTTCATTTCATCGGTATTCGAACCCAATCCACCGCCATCTCTTACACCAAATAACAAAGGAGATGTAACACGGTGTGCAATCATAATTTGCTTTGTACATTCCTCACTCAAAAATTGATATTGCTTATCTGCATCGTGAATAGGAAAGGATGTAAATTCAACACCTCTATCTCTTTCTTCATTAAAAAATGTCAATACCTTTCCTGCATTTTCAGCACCTTGAATGGACATCTGCAACTGATTTTTAATCATATGCTGTTCTTCGAGTGAAGGGATGCCATTGTTGAAAGATGCAATTAATGAAGGAAAGAAACCATTGAGAATATTGTTAACGTGGTACTCACCTATTTGGCGAGTTAATTCTATATAGTTAACGCTACCAATGTAATCAGGTTTTGGATAGTATTCGCTACCCATTTTCAAAGTATGTACGAAAAGGACTTGCTTTGGCAATGCCTCTTTATTTTCTTCATCAAACATCGCTATAAAATGCGGTGTGTTCTTCTTTTTGCGTGTATCTGACCAATCTCTCGAATACCAAATACCAATCACATCATCATTTTCATCACTACACGCAAGGCGACAATTCTCGAAAGGCAAATGATTCACTTGTGCAATGGTTGTTCTATCCATTGACCAGATAATCTCCAAATAATAACCGCCAAATAATTTAAGGTCTCTTGATACACTTGGAATGATTGAATCGATTTTTAAGCCACTTAAATAAGCGTTAGCGGTATCATTACCACCACTTACTCCTTTTCCTGCAATCATTTGACTGATTGAGTTTACAATAGATCCGTGAACAGGCGACTCACTCTGCAATTCAATCAAATACTGCGGGTACATATTACCCTCTCCAAAATTCACCCATCCTTTTGATACATTTTCACGTTCAATCGGTGCAATCTTAACGTATTTAGCCATTTCGACTTTTTCGCCGACTCGTGACTTTATATTTTCAAGGAGATTATCCATTGTATTCAATATCATTAGGGATTGTTAACGTTGGTTGGTCAAAGTATTGCGTTAGCGTAGTGAATTCGATATACCCTCTCTTAATCTCACCAACCACATCAGCATCAGTAGGATTAAGGTTAGTACTCGAATTTTGACCATATATAATAAAGTTATAGCGACCACCATCAGTGATAAGAATACTACCATTAACCGCATCATCAGCGTTTGTAC